GGAATGAAGATGGTAGAGCTGGAAACTACATCCTTACTTCTGACTTGATGGGAGCCGATGCATTATTGCAACATGCCGATATACTTGTTGGTCTTAACAGACCGGGATATTTTAAGGTTCGCTATTATGGTCCCGATAGGTATATCATTAATGATGAAAACGTTATGGTAATGCACTTCCTTAAATGTAGGAATGGTGATACTAGAATGAGTTTCTTCCGATGCGAATTCGAAAAGATGAGGGTAGTAGAAATACCTGCTCCTCCTACACAAGAAAAACGAATTAATACAAGGTAAAAAAATGGCTATTAAAACCACAGAAAAGTTAGACAGAAGAGCTCGTACTAAAGAGCTCCGAGAATTTCACCAAGAAGTTTTTGAAAAGTTAGGTATACCCGATGCGGTATATGTTCCTACGTTAGCCTACAAACCGGTTGGTAAAGACAGCAAACACATTGCTTTATTTCCAAGTCAGTTGAAGATGAAACAAGATCTTTATTTAGAGTTCGTAAGTCGTGAGATGGAATGTGAAGATGCAAACAGAACTCTTTATAAATGGAAGTTTAATCCTTTCTTCGCAGATGAATACGAAGCAATCGAAAGTGAGCTCGAGGGAATCAGTGAAAGATATCTCGTACCTGTTGCTGAATTAAGTAAGGTAGAGATTGCAGTAGAGGAACCTTCTAAGATGACGCAGTTATCTTTTGATGGCTTTGATGACATAATGGATCCTGATCAGGATGCTCCGTTAGATCAGCTTACTATTAGAGATTTAGCCGCTATCATGTTGAAGCAACCTGTTAGCAGAAAGAAATGGTTAAACGATTTAATAAAGTAACATGGAAATTAAGTTGCCTACAAGTAAGGTTCCTGCGACTAGCAAAAGTCCTAAGAACCTGGTTATTTTTAGTAAACCAAAAGCCGGTAAAACAACCGTGCTTTCACAGTTAGAGAACTGTTTAATCTTAGATCTTGAAAGCGGTAGCGATTACGTTGACGCTATTAAGATGAAGGCAACATCTCTTGACGAAATAAAAGCAATTGGTAAAGCAATCAAAGATGCAGGGAATCCGTACGGCTATGTCGCTATTGATACTATTACAGCATTAGAAGAGATGTGTTTACCATATGCTGAAGAACTTTACACGCGGACTCCGATGGGTAAAGGTTGGCCAACCGAAGGGAAGGCTAAATATGGTAGCATTCTTAACCTACCAAATGGTGCAGGATATCCCTGGTTAAGGGAGGCATTCGTAAAAGTTATTGATTATATCAAGACTTGGGCACCAAGAACTATACTTGTAGGTCACGTTAAGGATACTCTACTGGAGAAGAACGGGTCGAACTTTAATTCGCTAGACTTAGCGTTGACAGGTAAGCTCAAACTAATTACTACATCTAATTCAGATGCGATTGGTTATCTATTCCGTAGAGGTAGTAAGAACATATTAAGTTTCAAAACCACTGATGAGATATCATGTGGCGCAAGACCTGAGCATCTTCGTAATCAAGAGATTGAAATCTCTGAGCTCGTGGATAATGAGGTAGTAGTAAACTGGGATAAAGTATTCATAGATTAATAATTAAAAAATGATTAGTACAAAAAACATCGACACGAACAGCGGCGGTAGCTCTGTTCCTAAAACATTGGCGCCGGGCGTCCATACGTTTAAGATTAATAGCATTGTCTTAGACGAAGTTCCTTACAAGAAGGGAGCTTATAATATGAACCTTAATGTAGAGGGTCCTGACATGGGAGCTGACTTCGAAGGTTTCTTTATTGACAAGGATGATCCTACACAGGGTCGTTACAAAGGTCAGGTGGGACGTATTCGTTTCTCTGAATTCCCATATGCTGATGGCGAAACTAAATCAGGTATTATTATTAAGCGTGATGACGAGATCCTGAAAGCTGTTAACAACATCTGTAAAGCGTTGAGCATGCAGTCTTGGTTAGAGAGTCAAGATAATAAGCATGATACTATAGAGTCTTTGGTAAGTCAGCTTAATGCAGATAAGCCATTTACTGGTAAGTATCTACGTGCTTGTGTAGCAGGTCGTGAATATCAGAATAAGCAAGGCTATACTAACCACGATTTGTATTTACCAAAGTGGTCTAAGGAAGGCTTGGCTTACGAGTCTGCAGATGTTGAAGAAGCATTGAGCAAGGTAGTTAAGTTTAATGCTGATGTTCATATCAAGAAGAGCAAGACCGATACGGTTCAATCTTTTGGAGATGCAACTCCTACTACCAGCAATGTAGCTGGCGACTTTGAATTATAAATAAAATTACTAGGGGGAGTAGGAATATTCCCCCTTAATTTTACCGTTATGATTAGTACTAGATTTTTAATATCCGACATAGCGGATGTACCTACAGTATGGGCATTCGAATATTATTGTAGATTAGATGAGAAGTTAACTGGTCAAACTGTAAAGATTAAATCTTTATTCAATCCTGAAGAACGTACTCCGAGCTTCTGTATTTATTATAACACTTCGGGTTATCTATACAAAGACTTCTCTACCGGCAATGGTGGTAATCATATTAGTTTGGTATCTAAGATATTTAATCTAGAATACTACGAAGCTATAAGAAAGATAACTGAAGACTATAATGAATTCCTATTAAAGAACGACGGAGAATATTCCGTAAGTGCATTCAAGAAACAAGCATCTTATAAGGTATCCGATTACTCTGCTAGACAGTGGAATAATTTAGACGCCGAGTTCTGGTCAAGGTATGGAATAGATTCCGATACTCTTACTGAATATAATGTATTGCCATTAGAATTCTACAAGATGGAGAAAGATGACGACGGAATTGTAGATGAACTTACTATTAAAGGTAATTATATATATGGTTATACTAGGGCGGACGGACAGATCTATAAGGTCTATCAGCCTAAGGTAAAGGAGCATAAGTTTCTGAAGGTAAAAAATTATGTACAGGGTACCGACCAATTAAAGTTTGACGTACCTAATCTTGTTATCTGCAGTTCTCTTAAGGATGCAATGTGTCTAAAGAAGTTTGGTTACAATCTAGAAGTTGTAGCGCCGGACAGTGAGAATACAGCAATCCGTCAAGAGGTAATAGATATATACAAGGTTAGATATAAATCTATCTGTACTCTATTTGATAATGATGAGGCCGGTATAAAAGCGATGAAGAAGTATAAGGATAACTTTGGTTTTCCGGGGATACATCTGAAACTCGAGAAGGATTTGTCAGACTCTGTTAAAGTATATGGTAGAGAAAAGGTAAGAACATTCTTACACCCCTTATTAAAAGAAGCATTAAAGAAATGAGTTGGATCTACCAGCATAAAGAATTCACCGAGGATATGATTCCTGATGGTGCTGTAGGATTTGTATACCAGATGGATGTTATCATAGATGGTGAACGCAAGTCCTACATTGGCAAGAAGAACTTCTATGCGGATGTTAAGACCAAGCTTTCTAAGAAGGCATTGTCTACAGATAGACGCAAGAGGACTTACAAGCGTGTAAGAAAAATTGTATATCAAAATTACTATAGCAGTAATGAGAAACTTAAGGCAGCTCATAAAGCTGGGGTACAAATCAAAAGGACTATCCTAAAGATATGCTACTCTAAGACAGAGCTCTCTTATCAAGAAGTTAAATACCAATTTATGTGTGAGGTACTGGAGAAAGACTTCTGGTTAAACGCAAACATACTTGGTAGGTTTTATAAACAAAAGTAATATGGCAAGCTTAAAAACAGCAACCTTATTTGCAGCATTAAAAGATGCTGGTGTAACTAATGTAGAGATTAGATATGATGGCGGAGGAGACTCTGGCCAGGTGGAAGATGTAGAATTTTATGGAGATAATATAGATAGCTCTGACCTTAATGATAAGTTTGAAGGAGATCTACAAGATCTAGCTACTCATATACTTGAACAGCATTACAACTGGGATTGGTATAATAATGATGGTGGTTATGGAACTATAACTATTGAGCTTGTAGATGAGCCTGTAATACTTATTGACGGTTATGTAAGATCTGTTACTGATGCTTACGATTCGGTTAATATTGTAGATATAGACTGGGGAGAATAATGGCGCATCCATATGATCATGCTCGCAGCTCTGCTAAGAAGTGGGGCGGTGAGCCTGAGGAGTACATGCACATTCATGAATGGTTTGATGCTACTAAGGCCTGGTATGGTCATAGTATGCATAGATTATTTAGGCATCATAGTGAAGGTATCTTTGAATGTGAAAGGGTCTTCGGGCCCTTCTTTGTTAACTCGGTAGGTAAAAAAGTTATGACTCGCTATGTAGGCGAGCAACATGTAAAAGAAGATTGCAATGGTTATCTACCAAGTGCAAAGGAGTGGATCACTAATATGAATAACCCTCCGATATGGATGTTAAAAACATTAAAAATAGAAGACTAATGGGAGAAGTATTTAAACTTGATGAGACAACATATAAGAACCTGTTGTCAATGGCTAAGTCTGTAGATAAAGAGAACCACATTGTGGTTAAGAATCTTATTGAGTCCTCAGATCTACAAGCTAATTTACCCTACATACTTATGTTATGTAAAGAAGCAGGACATAAGAATCTAAATCTTGATTCAGATACTGTAGTAAAGTTAAAGGAACTTACTGGTTTAGATTATAACAGTGTCCTTACTTGGAATAGCATGTATGAAGTAATTCACAAAAATGTGAATGTTGATCCTGTAGCTATGGCATTCTTTATTAACAGATTTGCAGAAGAGTTAGGAAAGCAATTAGAAACTGCTGGTTTTACGTTTATGGAGAAGTATCAACTAACATTAATACCTAAAGGTAAATGACAAAACAAGATAGTCTAGCTAAGGCTAGCAAAGAACTAATGTTGAAGGAGCCTTTTTACGGGCTCTTTCTCATTGGGT